GTACGGCAACATGCGGGCGCAAATTTGGGGCGACATGCGCGAGTGGCTGAAGTCGGCCAGCATCCCAAACGACAGGTTCTTGAAAACTGATCTGATCTCGCCTATGATGAAGCCGGACTCCAAGGGGTCGATCTTCTTGGAGTCTAAAAAGGACATGAAAGCGCGGGGGCTGGCGTCACCAGACGCGGCAGACGCCATTGCGCTGACGTTCTCGTACCCTGTCGCAAACAGGGGTGAGTACAATAGGCCCGAGCGCCGCATCGTTCAAGAGCGCGGCATGATGTCAACTGGTTGGATGGGGGCGTGATGGCAACGAAACCTGGACTCTACGCAAACATTAACGCCAAGCGCGAACGCATCGCGGCTGGCTCTGGCGAAAAGATGCGCAAACCCGGCTCTGCCGGGGCGCCCACGGCCAAGGACTTCAAAGAGTCTGCCAAAACGGCCAAAAAACCAGCCAAGGGGAAGTGATGCCACTTGTCAAATCAGCGTCAAAAGAGGCGTTTCGCAAGAACGTCAAGGCCGAAGTGCAAGCAGGCAAGCCTGTCAAACAGGCTGTCGCCATTGCGTACAGCGTCAAGCGCGAAGCCGCCAAACCAGCACCAAAAGGTAAAAAATGAGTCTTCGCGCCATGCAGAACTGCCTGATCATCAAGCGGGATGTTGAGAAACACCCGCTGTTTGTGCTTCCACTCGACGAAAGTGGGGAAACAGGCATCGTGGTATCGGCTGGACCAGACTGCAAAGAGCTAAAATCCGGGGATCACGTATACTTTGGGGTAGGGCAAGAATTTGCGCACGGTGGCACAAAGTACGTTGTCATCCGCGAACCCCATGTTTTAGGAGTCTTGAATGGCTGATCCTACCGGCATCGTAGCCGCAGCAGCAGTTGCTGTTGGCGGTTCGGCCAAAGACCAAAGTAACGCCGACATTTTGGCGACCGCACGATCACGGCTTGACATGGCGATGTCGGCGTTGTCTGAATCCCGTGAAGATGAGGTCGATGACCTCAAGTTTTACGCCGGATCGCCCGACAACCACTGGCAGTGGCCTGCCGATGTGCTGGCAACCCGTGGTGCGGTGCAGGGTCAGACCATCAACGCCCGCCCCTGCCTGACCATCAACAAGCTGCCGCAGCACGTTCGTCAAGTGACCAACGACATGCGGCAAAATCGCCCCGGCGCCAAGGTCATTCCGGTGGACGACAAGGCCGATTTGCAGGTTGCAGAAGTGCTCAACGGCATGATTCGCCACATTGAGTACATCTCGGACGCTGACGTAGCCTACGACACAGCCTGCGAGAACCAAGTGGCCTACGGCGAGGGGTATATTCGCCTTTTGACCGAGTATTGCGACGACAACACGTTTGACCAAGACATCAAAATTGGCCGTGTTCGCAACAGTTTTTCGGTCTACATGGACCCAACGATCCAAGACCCCACTGGCGCAGATGCCAAATACTGCTTTGTGACCGAAGATGTCACCCGCGAAGACTATGAGCGCATGTACCCGAATGCAGCGCCCATCACAACGCTGCAATCGCTGGGCGTTGGTGACCAGTCCATCTCAAACTGGCTGAACGAAGACACCATTCGCATTGCCGACTACTATTACATCGACTACGACCGCACAACCCTCAACTTGTACCCTGGCAACGCTACTGCGTTTGAGGGCACACCCGAAGATAAAGACTTGCGGACCATCTACGGCAAGCCAAAACGCTCACGCGAGGCAGATCGCCCACGTGTGCGGTATTGCAAGATCAACGGCTACGAAATTCTTGAACAAAACGAGTGGGCGGGCAAGTGGATTCCCGTGATTCGTATTGTCGGCAACGAATTCGAGGTAGATGGCCGCTTGTACGTGTCGGGCTTGGTGCGAAACGCCAAGGACGCCCAGCGCATGTACAACTACTGGGTGTCGCAGGAAGCCGAAATGCTGGCGCTGGCACCCAAAGCACCGTTTATCGGCTACGGCGGCCAGTTTGAGGGCTACGAGGAGAAGTGGAAGACCGCCAACACGACCAATTGGCCGTATTTGGAGGTCAATCCTGACGTTACAGACGGTCAGGGCAGCGCACTGCCACTGCCCCAGCGGGCACAGCCTCCAATGGCCTCCAGCGGCCTGCTGCAAGCCAAGTCGGGCGCATCCGAAGACATTAAGTCCACCACAGGTCAGTACAACGCATCGCTGGGCCAAGGCGGCAACGAGCGTTCTGGCAAAGCCATCATGGCGCGTCAGCGCGAAGGCGATGTTGGCACATATCACTACGGCGACAACCTGACTCGCGGTGTGCGTCACATTGCCCGTCAACTGGTTGACCTGATCCCTAAGATTTACGACACGCAGCGCGTGGCCCGAATCATTGGCGAAGACGGCGTGACCAAAATGGCCAAGATCAATCCCGAGCAGGAAGAACCCGTGCGCGAGATTCGTGATCAAGAAGGCATTGTCATCGACAAAATCTACAACCCCGGCGTCGGCAAGTACGATGTCGTGGCAACCACAGGTCCGGGCTACGCTACCAAGCGCCAAGAAGCACTTGATGCAATGGGTCTGCTGTTGCAGGGCAATCCTCAACTGTGGGCCGTGGCCGGTGACCTGTTTGTTAAGAACATGGATTGGCCCGGGGCGCAGGAAATGGCAAAACGCTTTGCCAAGACCATTGACCCCAAACTCATTGGTGACAACCAAGAGTCGCCCGAGTTGCAAGCTGCCCAGCAGCAGATTCAGGCAATGGGTCAGCAGATGGAGCAGATGGTCGGGATGCTGGAGAACGTCAAACAGTCTGAGATTTCTCGCACCAACGAGATCAAAGAGTTTGAAGCAATGGTCAAGGCATACGCTGCCGAGACACAGCGCATCTCGGCTGTTCAAGCTGGCATGACCGAAGAACAGATTCAAGACATTGTGATGGGCACTATTGCGGCTGCTATGGACACTGGCGATTTGGTGTCTGGTATGCCCCAAATGCCACCGATGCAAGAGCCACCGATGCCTGAAATGGCGGCACAGCAGCCTGAAATGCCGATGCAACAACCTGGAATGGGAGCACCACTGTGAGCAAATGCACCTGCGCCGACTTCATGGGGATGCTGTTTTTGGCCCGAGATGTGGCGCACAGCGTCCATCTCAACACCCGCAGCTTTTCCAAGCACGAGGCGCTCAACATCTTCTACGACCGCATCGTGGGCGCGGCAGACGACTTTGCCGAAACGTACCAAGGCCGTTATGGCTTGATTGGCCCCATTTCGTTACAATCGGCCAACAAGACCACCAATGTGTTGGAATTTTTGCAGGACTCGCTTAAGCAGGTTGAAGAAGCCCGCTACGAGGTGTGTAGCAAAGACGACAGCACTTTGCAACAACTGATTGACAACATCATTGAAGTTTATTTGCGCACGATCTACAAGCTGAAATTCTTGGCGTAGACACTGTGCAATAATTCTCGGCAGTGGTACATTTATGGAAATAGGAGCCGACATGGAACTTTTAAGACCTCTTGCGGATGGGGTATTCCCGGCAGCAACTGTCGCCTACACAGGCACCGCTGGCTCGACCAGCACTTGGACCGCTGGTCCTCAAGGCGTTGTCATTTGGGCAACCACCCCGTGCTACGTTGTAGTGGGTGAAGGCGTCACCGCCACCACTTCAAGCACCCCAATTCCCGCATTTACACCGATTCCGTTCACTGTGCCTGAAGGCACTGGTGCTCCTTGGCGCGTCAGTGCGATCCAAGTGAGTACGGGCGGCTCGGTTTACTGCAAACCCATAAACATCCGATGAGCTTCGGGGTTGCCCTCAGAAATGCTGTGTCCATTGGGCTGGGCGGCATCGCCACGCTCTTTTCCGGCACCATTGACACCAGCTTGACAGTAGATAACCTGCTGACAGAATCTGGGGCAAACCTTGTTCAAGAAAACGGCGACTACATCCTTTTGGAGTGATTAAATGGCTGATTTAAAAATTTCCCAGTTGCCAGCGGCAACGATCCCGCTTGCAGGCACCGAAGTTCTGCCAATCGTCCAATCTGGCTCAACTGTTCAGGTGTCGGTTAACAACTTGACTGCGGGTAAAGCGGTGTCGGCAACGTCTGTCACGGCCACCACAATCAACGCCACAACTTTTGACACCAACGTGGCTGCGGCTGGTGTCACACTGGCCGGTACAACACTGGCTGCTGACGGCACAGACACCAACATCAACATTACGCTCACACCTAAAAACGCAGGTGTTGTGACAACCACTACTTCGTACAGTGATGGTGCGGGAAAACTACGCGCTATCCCCCAATCGGGTTCAGCCAAAACGACTAGTTACACGCTAGCTTTGACCGATGTGGGCGAGTACATTGAAATTGGTACTGGCGGCAGCATTGTGATTCCTGACGCAACATTTTCATCTGGTGATTCCCTAGTGTTGTTCAACAACACATCCGGCAGCATTACGGTCACTTGCACAATTACCACTGCGTATAAAGCTGGTACTGACGCAGACCAAGCTACCGTCACATTGACAACTCGCGGACTGGCGACGATTTTGTTTATCACCGGCACAGTTTGCGTAATCTCGGGTAATCTGGCATGAGCGGCGTTCTTATGACCCTGTTAGCTTCCGGTGGCATTGCCACCGGTCAGCAGGCGTACACAACTGCCGGTACTTATTCGTTTGTTGTGCCTTCAGGCGTGACTTCGATTTCCACGCTTTGTGTTGGCGGCGGTGGTAGTGGTTTCTCTGGTGGCGGCGGCGGCGGTGGCTTGTCTTACCGTAATAACATCTCTGTGACTCCCGGCGAAACTTTGACTGTAATCGCTGCCGCGAATGCAACAGGCTCAACATTCCAAGCGGACGAAAGCAACATAAAGCGCGGCTCGACTTATTTGAACTTAGCCTACGGTGGGCTGCGCGGGTCGGCTGGCGGTCTTGGCGGCTCTTTGGCAGATGCGCAATCAATTGTTGCATCAATCCTTGGGGGTTCAGGCGGTCGAGGTGACCCGAGCAACACAGGCAACAACGGCGGCGCTGGTGCAGGCGGGTATTCCGGCAACGGCGGCGATGGGGGCACTAGTTCCCGCACAGCAGGTGCAGGCGGTGGCGGTGGCGGTGGCTCAAACACTTTTGCCGGAGGTGGTGTTGGACTGCTTGGTGCAGGTTCTAGCGGCGCTTCAGGCGGCTCTGGCGCTGGTAACCCCGGCTCTGACGGTTCCGGAAAACTTTACGGTGGCGGTGGCGGCACATCTTCTGGTGCTCAGATTTCTGGGCAAGGTGCTGTTCGGATTATTTGGCCCGGAACCACCCGTTCTTACCCATCAACAAATACAGGTGACTTGTAATGGAACTTTTTATTCGTATTGTTGACGGCCAACCATTTGAGCATCCAATTTTTGTAGATAACTTTCGGCAAGCGTTCCCTAATGTTGATATCATCAACTTGCCGCCCGAGTTTGCCCGGTTCACTCGCGTCGAGCCACCTGCAATTGGCGCATACGAGGTATATGAAGGCGTGACCTACGAACAAGACGATCTGGGTTACACGGACGTTCACCATGTACGTCAAATGACTGACGAAG